AGGCGTTTATGGATCTATCCGCTGTTTCTTTTACTCTCCGCTCTGGGGAGTTTGTCGTTGACTTTGATCGGGGCTATCTCGGTTATGGTCGTGGCGACTCTTTGTCGGTGGAGCGTTTCTCTCACTTCGTTGAGTGGTCTGACGTTCCCTCTGTTGTTTGGCTCCGCTCTTGGTGTCGGGCATTCTTATTATCAATTAAAAAGGTTTTATGAAAAAATCTAATCTTCATTCTCGTAATGGGACTAGCCTTATGGGCTATGTCTATTGCTCGCTTAATGATTTGGTTACTCGATTTGGTCCGTCTATTGGTCCCTCTCTTGATGGAAAAGTGCGGGCGGAGTGGGAATATGACACTCCTGCTGGGGTTATTACTATTTATGACTATAAAGAGGATATCCCTTTGGAGTCTTTGAAAGTCTGGCAAGTTGGTGGGCATTGTTCGGCGGTGTTGCCGGTGCTTCATTCGATTTTCCCTCGCCATTCTATTTGTCGTAGGGATGGGTCGGCTATGTTTACCTATCCTCATGCGGTTTACCCGTCTGGCTCGCTTATTAATTCAAAAGGAAAATAATTATGAAAAATTCCGATGTTTTTGTTTCTGGTGCTGACTTCGATTCTTACGTCGCTGTCCAGCGTTCCGGTGTTACTAATATGTGGGATGTGGCTCGTGTTGTCGACTTGTCCGGTCTCACTTGGGATCAGGTGTTTACTATTATGAAAAATTACGCTCGCTTCGAGGAGGACTTTGGCTCCGCTCTGGCTAGCGATAATCCTGACTCTTACGTCAAAAAATTGGGCGTCTAGCTCCTCTTTCTTTGTATGTCTCACCCCTGCTTGCTCCGGCTGGCGGGGGTTTTTCATGGTCCGGTTATTCCCGGATCATTGTATTTATCCTATCTTTACTTGGTATCCTATGTCCACCCTCCTCTTTTCATTGGCTTAAATGTCCGCTCCTGTTGTCATTATAGGTTGGTTTTGGTCCCTGTGTTATCTTTCATCTGGCCCGTGATGACTTGTTGCTTTTTGGGTTTGTTTCACTCTTTGGCTGTTGTTGCTTGGTCCTTATCTTATAGGTCTTTGGTTGTTGTTGCTCCTGGCTGTGTTACTCATGCGTTGGCTGGTCTGTGTCGTGTCACGCCTGTCTATTAAATCTCCGCCCCTGTTTGATTGTCTTGTTGTGTCGGGCTACTGTATGCCCACTCCACTCCCAATAGCTCGTTAGAAGGGCTTACATGGCGTCATTTTCTTGATGTCTGGGAGAAAAGCCTTTATTTATGCCCTAAAGCTACGCACTATGTTTATTGTGCGAAGGGGGGGGCATCCCCTAGCTGGTGCCATCTAGGAAAAAGGTACCTACTCTCTGTGTGGGTTAACGGACCATAGTTTTTTGGAAAAGTAAAAGTCATTTTCAAAATTTGGATTTTTGATTTTTCTCTAATTTGTAAAATTTACAATTTGCTTTTATCTCTTTAATTGTGTACACTATATTTACAATGAAAGTAATTAAAACAAGGGAGTTTAGGAACAATTTAAGAAAATCACTTAAGCATTTACCAGTTGTTTTATATCATTACAATAAACCTGTTGCTCTTGTTTCTAAACCTCCTAAAGGGGTTGTAGGAAAGCTTACAGGTGAGTTTTACCCTAAACAATAGTTATAATTTAAAAAGGTAGAAAAATGAAAGTAATTTTAAAAGTTTTAGCAGTATTTCTTGCAGGTATAGTTTTATATTTTTCGATATTAAGTAGGGTTGAACCTTTACAAGAATGTAACGAAGCATGGCCACAGAGCTATTCTAAGATACCTTTAGACTTACAACCTTGTCCTACACCAATCGTATTAAAATAATGAAACAAATACGTTGTGTATTTTGTAAAAAAAAAGTCTATGTTAAAAGAATAAAAGGTAAGGTCAAGTTTTTTAATTGGACCAAACGTACAGGTTGGGTTCCACATAGGACCGTTTGCTCATTTTTTAAGAAAAAGAGGTAAAATCAGATCATGGAAGTGCTACTAGGACAAAGGTGTCCGAGAAAAGAGGACCCTGTATACAAAGATGCGAAAACAGAAGATGAGGTTGCTTGGCGTAATTCTGTTTATGTTTGTTCTACTAGAAGAAGTCTTGGATTAACAGGTGAATATAACTGTGCTGATTGTAATTTTCCACCACCTCTATATGCGAGAGAAACTTCTTAATTAACGTCTACGGCCACGATATCGTTTACTTCTTGATTTTCTCTTTTTCTTCTTCTTGCCTTTCTTAATTTTTGTTACCTCAACCTCCGGCCTTCTCTTTATGGTTACTGGTGGCAATCCCTCTAGTCTACGATGTAAATTAGCGTGTACCTCTATTGGAAGTGGGCATAAATTACCCTTACCGTCTATATCAAATCTTTCTCCTGGTACTGAATCATCCCAAAACTTCCTAGCTTTTTTATAATCACTTCTTAAAATTATGTGATGTATATTAACTGTCCTATCATTAGGTTCATAACCATATATTTCTCGTACTCTATAACTGCTCTCTTTATAGTGTCCTTCTTTACTCACAATTAATTTTAACTCAAAAATTATATACTTACTTGTGGCAAGTATTTATTCAAGAGCCCCAAAAGATCATAAATTTGACATATCTGATAAAGATAAAAGAAAGATGGCTTGGAAGAAAGCTCTTAAGAGACTAGAAAAGGAGGCAGTTGCTAATGGTTATTTCCAATGGAAAGAGTTTACTATTGACGGTAAAAAATATCGTAAACGAATGGGAATTTGTCCTGATTGTAGAAAATATAAACATTTAACTCCTGATCATTTAGTAAAGCGTTCTCTAGGAGGGGGACATGAATCCAGTAATATTCAATGGGTATGTTGGAAGTGTCACGATAAAAGAGATAATTTTGGAGATCCTATGAACAAAAAACCAGTCAAGCCCAACAGTATTAAATCTTGGAAAACCCGTCATCCGTGCAAACATTGCGGTAAGTGGACCATAGGTCTACTTTGCCCCTTTTGTGGTAGAATTTCTCTATAATGGGAACAACCAAATTTGAGATAACTTTACCTAAACCCCCCGCACTTAATCATCTTTACGGTAACAGGAGAGGAGGAGGACATTATCTTAAATCTCATGGTAAGGCTTGGAAAGAAGAGTGTGTTTTGAGGATTCGTTGTCTTGGATTAAAAACTCTGACCGGTAAGGTTTCTCTCTTAGTTCATCTTTATACTTCAAAACATCAGGATAATGATTCTATTCTTAAGATTCTCATGGACTCTCTAGAAGCTTCCGAAATTATTGATAATGATTATCAGATTTTTGATCTTCGTGTAATTAAACATCAATGTGACAAGGATTATCAAAAGGTTGTGATTACTATGGAGGAAATGTGTTAAATCTTGATCAGGCTCAAACTTTCAACTGCTTAGCCTGGATTCTCAAAAATGAGATTAAAAATGAGAATGGTTCTCCTATGGAGTTTAGGGACCATCAGTTTCTTATTGAACCTTACATGGACTGTACTCCTCGGCAGGCTATTATTAAGTGTTCTCAGATTGGTTGGTCTGTTCTAGCTATTATTAGAGCTTTTCATCTAGCCTATTATGCTAAGGCTAATATTATCCACACCTTCCCTTCTCGTAATATGAGTAAGGACTTTGTTATTCCTAAGGTTAATCCTATTATTGAGAAAAACCCTGTTATTCAGAAAATGATTGGTAAAGACTCTGTATTTCTTAAACAAATTGGGGATCGTTATATTTACTATAGAGGAACTTATGAACAGACTGAAGCTATCTCTATCTCGGCTAATATTCTTATCAATGATGAATATGATCGTAGTAATCCCAAAGTTCTTCGCACCTATCGTTCTCGATTAGACGATTCAGCCAGGGAGCGTCCTGAACTTGGTTGGGAGTGGAAGTTTAGCAATCCTACTATTCCAGGTTACGGAGTTGACCAGGATTGGCAGAGATCTGATATGAAACATTGGTTTGTTAAGTGTCGTTATTGTGGTCATGAAGGTTATATGCGATGGCCCGGTTCTATTGATTTTAAACGAAAGAAGAAGATTTGTTATAAGTGTGGGACTGAGTTATCAAAGGATGACCTTAGAAACGGTAGGTGGGTTAAGAAGTATCTTAATCGATCTATCTCTGGTTATTGGTTGTCTCAACTATTTGTTCCTTGGATTTCAGCTGAGAAGATAATTCGAGATTCAAAAGGTGATAAATCTGTTTTTTATAATTTTACTCTTGGTTTACCTTATGTTTCAAAGGATACTGTTGTTTCAAGAAAAGCTATTTCGGATTGTATTTCTCCTGGTTATAATTCGAGGACCGATGTTGCTATTGGAGTTGATAATCGGGTTATTAAACATTATGTTATTGGTAATCGTCAGGGTATTTTTAAGTATGGAAAGACTGATTCTTGGCAGGAGATAGAGGACCTTAGAAACCGTTATGCAGCTGTTATGGTCATAGATGCTATGCCCTATCCCAATACCCCCTCTAAACTAGCGGAAAAGTATCTTGGTAAGGTGTTTGTACATTATTATCAGCGTGATGCATCATCTGCAGAATTGGTTCGTTGGTCCCGAGAGTCTAAGACGGTTAAATCGGACCGTACTAAGATTATTGATTATGTTGTTGGTGAAATTAATTCTAAAGATATGACTTTTAATTTAACTGTTACGGAATTGGAAGAGTATTTTCTTCATTGGAAGTCTATGTATCGTGTTATTGAGGAT